TGATCGTCCAGTGTCTCACCGGAATGTTCACATTCACGGTGGCTATCAAACGAGCCTACCTCCGCTCTGTCTATTCGACACTGGGAGGCGTGACTCTGTTTGCTGCCCTGACTGCAAAGGTCATTGCCGCGGCTACCGTCATTGAATCCGGGCAAGTTGTTCGTTCAACTTCATCCTCAGATGTCTCGGTTGAGTTTGCCGAGCCCGGCAAAGGTGCCCCCACCCCGTCCGAAATGGTGGAAATGTGGGAAAGCCTCATTGCGGATTACGAATACGCCGTCGAATTGCTGAGCATTTCCGGTGTTGCCAGCCCTACCGATACCCAGATTTACAACAAGATGCTGGCTGCGGTACTCATTGCCGCTACGTCCTACACTGGGGACTTCTCGCAATTGCGCCGGGAGCCCTACATCGGGAACCAGATGAGCTAAAATGGGACTTTTTGATTCCATCTTGTCTCGGTTCCGGTCGGCCCCTGTTGATAAATACGAGGGAGCAGGCAACAGTCTGCGCCGTTCCTATCTGGACACGTCCTACACGTCGTCTCGCTTCGATGTTTCCTCATGGACCCGGCAAGCACTTGTCCGAAAGTCCCGATTCTTTGAGCAGAACAATGCGGTGATGAACCGCCTGGGCGACCTGTTCGAGTCCTACACGGTCGGATCCAGCTTTTCAGTCCAGCCGGCATCCTCGGATCCGGACTGGAATATGCGGGCAAAGAAGTGGTGGGACACTTGGTGCCGCTACCCGGACATCGGATCCCGGCAATCGTTTGGAACCCTCATGGGCTTGGCTTCCCGGGGATGGTTTTACGATGGTGAGAGTTTCTTGCTGTTGACCAAGGGTGACACCGGCCGGCCCCGGCTCCAGATGATTGAGCCGCAGCAGATTGCCACCCCGACCGGCCAAGAGAACACCGCCGACATCTTCGACGGTGTGCGTTTTGACCTGAAAACTGGCCGTGCCTTGTCTTTCTACGTCGGCCAAGAGCGCAAGCAGGGCGAATTGACCGACATCCGGCCGGTCAACGCTGACTCCATCGTTCACATCTACGAGCCCCAGCGGTCAAACCAGCTTCGCGGACTGCCGTTTGTGGCGTGCGTCATCAATGACCTGCACGACCTCGACGATCTCCAAAAGCTGGAGATGGAATCGTGCAAGCTGGCGTCCAGTGTCGCCCAAGTGGTCAAGACATCCTCCGGCGAGGTGCAGGCAACCAGTCTGCGTTCCGGTGCCGGAGCCAATCAGGGCAACGCGCAGAGCTACTACGAGGCCGTATTTGGTGGTTCGGTCAAGGTGATGAAGTCGGGCGACGAGTTCGAGCAGTTTGTCAGTGATCGCCCATCGGTCAACATGAGGGAATACTGGCGGCAACTGACTGAGAAGGTCTGCGCTGGCGTTGGGATCCCTTACGTCTTGGTCTATCCCGAGTCCATGCAGGGCACGGTCTACCGCGGGGCGTTGGATATGTCGGCCGTCTGGTTCCGGTCCCGTCACATGGTCATGGCGTCTGCCGCGAGACGCATCTGGGAATACGTCATGGACTACGCCATCCGCGTGGATCCGAGTCTCCAAGACTCCCCTGACGATTGGTACGAGGTAGCAATCCAAGCCCCCCGGGCTCCGAATGTTGACGTTGGCCGCAACTCTGCCGCCCAGCTTGCTGAACTCGAGGCCGGTGTGACCACCTACGACGAAGTCTACGGAGCCCGCGGCATTGACTGGCGTTCGGCCCTCGAGGCCAAGGCCCAGCAGGCCAAGTTCATTCACGAGCTTGCTGAGAAATACGACATCGACGTGTCCGAAATCTCACGAGCCCAAAAACTCCCTATCGCGCCGGCCCCGGCTGAAGTCGAGGAAGCCGAAGCCGAAATTCCTGAAAACCAAAATCCCGATGAGATAATGCCACTCACGCCGTCGGCAACTCCCACCGCATCGGCTAAACGCAAACGAAAGAAGAAATGACCAAGGTCAACAACTGGCTTTCCTACAGCCCCCGGGCCGCTGCCACCGAGGCCGCGACCATCCACATCTTCGACCAGATTGGCGAAGACTGGTTCAGCAATTCTGGCATCACGGCCAAGTCTTTTGCCGATACACTTCAAGCCGTCGGCCCCGGGCCTCTGAATGTCGAGATCAACAGCCCTGGCGGCAACGTCTGGGATGGCTTGGCGATCTACAATATGCTGCGCGGCAGGCAGTCTGCCGTGACCACCAAAGTGGTCGGCGTGGCTGCGTCCATCGCTTCGATCATCGCCCTGGCCGGTGACACCGTAGAGATCGCCGACGCGGCCTTGATGATGATTCACGACCCGTCCGGGTTGACCGCTGGCACGTCCGACGATATGCGGAAGATGGCCGACGCCCTCGACCAACACGCCGCGATCTTGTCCGGAGTCTACGAAAAGAAGACCGGCAAGACTGCATCGGCAATCCGGGCCGCAATGAAAGCCGAGACGTGGTTCACGTCTGCCGAGGCCATCACCTTCGGACTGGCCGATAAAATTTCCGAGGAGAAGCCAGCTATGGAAGCCAACGCCGCTCGTGCGTGGTTTCGTGCGTCTCTCCCCAAACTTTCGACCGGCAGCATCTCCGCTGTCGCCGATGGCGCGATCACCGCGCCGACATCACAACCACCACACAACATGGAAAACAAGACCCCCGATCCCGTGGTGCCGGCCGCTCCCGCTGCGCCGGCTACTGCCGCCCCGTCCGCCATCGACATTGAGGCCATCGTCGCCAAGGCCGTCGCCGCCGCGATGAGCGCCAAAACCCCCACCGCCGCCCCTGCCCCGGAGCCCATCGCCCCGGTTCGCATTGAGAACCTCGGCAACCCGCTCCTCGAAAATCACAAGAAAATGACCGCTGGTGCCAATCGCCGGCAGTTCCTCATCGAGAACCACGCCGAGCTTCTGCGCCAGACCCAGATCCACGCGCCGCAGAACACCAACACGTTCACCAGCACGCTGGTCGTTGACTACCTCGCCGACGCGCTCATGGTGGTTGCCCCGCAGCGCCTCGCCCTCGTGTCCGCGTTCTCCCGCAACGTCGGACTGGACAACTTGCGCCCCCGCGCCACGGTTCGCGTCAAGCGGTACACCACCGGCTCCGCTGCGGTCTCCAACGCGACCAACTTCGAGAGCAACGACGACAGCACGCTGGCTGCTACCTCGGTGACCGTGAACCAGATCACCAAGTCCTTCAGCATCCAGAACGCTGAACTCAATCAGGGCTTCAGCCTCGCGGATCTCGCCCAGGGTTCCGCTGACTTGTTCGCCTACGGCATCAGTGACGTGCTGACCGCCCTCATCACCACCGGCAACTTTGGCACCGCGACTACCATCGGCACTGCCGCCAACTTCGACAGCTCCGATTTGCCGTCGATCCTCGCGCTGGCCAAGAACTACCGCTCCAAGAACCTGCTGTTGGACGGTGGCCACATCGCCCGCATCCAGTTCTCCGGTCTGACCACCGCCGCCGCTGGCACCGTGGCCATGCCTGACAGCCGGTACGGCCCGCTCAACAACGGCCGGTTCGGCTTCGATGTGATCGCTGAGAACAACCGTTGGACCTCGGCCACGGCCAACACCGCCGGCTTCGTCTGCGGCCCTGATGCCATCGCCATTGCCGCTGGTCTGCCGGTTGGCATGATCGCCGGTGAGTTCATTGAGCAGCGTGCCGTGACGACCGCCAATGGTCTGACCGCGCTGTTGTCGGTGTGGTACAGCCGCCAGAGCCGCAGCCATTACGCCAGCTACGACATCATGTTCGGTGCCGCCACCGGTGACACCGATCAGGCCGAAGTGCTCATCACCGCCTAATCTCATGCGATAATCACATGCGACTCGCAACCACCATCGTCGTGGACAAGTCCGGCAAATCAAAGCTGGTATCTGGTCCCGAGGTTTCCGCGGAACTCCAACGCGAAAACTTCAACACGTCGAACGTCCCCGAAGGAGGCAAGCTCATCCTGTTCATTCAGGGGGCCTTAGCACCGAAGATCCGCAAAGGTTAAGCAGTCAAACCCGGGGGCATCGGCAATCCGGCCGGTGCCCCCTTTACCAAAAGCAAAATCATGGCCGTTCAAACCGACATCGCAGTTCAAGACAGCATGGGTTTTCAGGGGGTCATTCCCGTTTCTGGGACCTCTCTGCAGACCGGCAACTTTACCGCAATTCAATTTACCGAAGCGTCGACGCTTACCAGCATTGCTGGCACTGGGATCTCTGGTGTGTGGACCGCTCATAGTTTCCCTGCCGGCTCCATTATCCGGGCTCGCATTTCGAGCTTCCAGCTTGCAAGCGGACGTTGCCTTGCCTACCTCGGCCGCGCTTAATGACGCTCGACCTCACATTGTCGTTGGTATCCGACTCTGAGTCGGCCGTTGACCCATATCCTCCAGCAGCTCGAAACATGCTGCAGGAGGACGGGTTCCTTGTCCTTCAAGAGGACGGGACATCTAAAATCGTTTTCTCACTCATCACAGACTAACCTTTTCACACCATGCCAGACTCAAAGATCACGGCACTTGCATCCATTGGAACCGGAGCCGATCCGGTAAACGACCCGCTTGTCATTGTTGACGTTTCCGATACGTCAATGGCCGCATCCGGGACGACCAAGAAGGTCACGCTGAACAACCTGCTCGCGTCTGGACCTGCTGCTACCCTCGCCAGCGCGACAGTTACCGGCTCGTTCACCTCCCACACCGGCCAGAACCCTTCCGCCATCCGCGCCGCTGCTTCCGACTACGTTGCCGTGTTTTTTGATGGGGCGACGGCAGGAACTCGAATCACTTCCACGATGACCTCCCAAGCCTTCAGCGGTACTGGAGACTTTGCTGTCTGGAGTCGATTCAGGGTTCCTGTCACGAATGTGGGAAGCAATTCAATCGTGCTTGGTCTTTCTGATAACTCACCAAACGTCGTATCAGCAAACAGTTTTTATATTCTTATCAACAATGCTGGAGGCGAGTTGACGGTGGCAAAAAGAAGTGCAGCCAACGCATTTCAAACTGCCTTCAATGTTTCCGGTTTTAGTACTACCTACGCTGGTCAAATCGTTGACCTAGTTGTTACCCGTGTCGCTGGTGCTTGGAAGTGCTACATCAACGGAACAGATGCGACTCCCGGCACTACAAACTTTGCTGGTGAGTCGGTTAGCTTCACATACTGTCATGTTGGATTGGGTGGAGCTGCTCAAGCGCTCAATACTCAGGTCTACCGCTCCGTCGTCTTCAACCGCGCACTGTCCGCAGCCGATGTCACCGAGCTTATCACGACCGGCGTGAATCCGGCGGATCAGTGGGGGACGCAGACGGGTCAAACAAGCGGAACTTTGGTTGCGTCTAAACGGTATCGCATTACCACCTACGTTTCGTCTGACTCGTTCACTAATGTCGGTGCAGCATCTAACGCAACAGGTGTTGAGTTTGTTGCTACTGGAACCACCCCAACAACTTGGACCAATGCTTCGACGCTGAACCGAATTGGTGGTTTGGTCGATCTGGATTTCACCGTCGGCACCGGCTACCAAGCCACCGACCGCTCGACCAACGCGCTGCACGGTACGCTGTTCAACGGTGTGGAGTTCACGCAGCCGAAGCGGGTGGCTGTCCTCTATGCGACGACAGCAGCGTCTGGCAACACTCAGATCCTCGGTTCGTTGGCCATCCCCACCAACGCAGTTATCGAGGACGTAATCGTCAACTCGACCGGATCCTCTACCGTGAGTCTCGGCAACGTCTCCGCTGGTACCCAGATCGTCAACGGCGCATCGGTTGTCTCGGGCAGACAGAAGCTGACGATTGCCACTCCGTTCAGCACCACCGGCAATCTGTGGGTGAACAGTTCCGCAGCCGTGACGCTCCAATTCACCATCCTCTACACCATCGCCGCTTGATCTATGGAAACCGAACCAGCAATCAAAACCGAGCCGCTCGAAACCATCATCTTTGATCCTCCGATCAAGGTTTCGGAGGACAAGATCGTCAATGGCACCGTAGTCACCTCGGCAGAAATGGAGCCACCCGATGGGTCCGGCATGGTCATTGCACGGATCTTGCCCATCGGCTACGTCATGGGTTTTCCGTTCGTTGACTCCAACGAGAACTCCATCAGGGTTGCCCTGAGCTGATTATGGACGCCACCGACCACGGCAGTACAAATGGGATAGCCATTTCACTTGGCACATCGGCTGCAGCAACTCTCACCTCTATGCTGCCGCATTTGACCGATGGAATCCGTTTCATCTCCGCCGTGGTCGGCCTTGCCGCCGCTTGCGTCGCGTTGTATAAAGCAATCCGCAAATGAAAAACACCAAAACCACATTCGCGGGCCTTGGAGCCATCCTCGTTGCAATCGGTGGCGCACTCTCTGCGCTGTTTGACAACGACCCAGCCACCAATGTTGATCTGACCGTTACTGTCGCTGCCGTGACCGCCGGCATCGGTCTCATTATGGCCAAGGACGCCGAGAAAAAGCCGGAATGAACGTGATCGAGCAGATCGTGACGGCCATTCTCAAATGGCTGACCGGCCTGGCTAAAACACAACCCACCGCCGAAGATGCAAAACCAGACCCGGAGCTTAAAGCTAAGTTGCTGGATCGCATTGATCGGTCTGGCGTCTAGCTGTGGGTGTCAAACCCGTGTGGTCTACGTCCCGCACGGCGAGCCTGTGCGCCTCGCTGAGAGCGTTAAAGCTCGAGTCTGGGTCAAAGGTGCGGACGGTAATCCTGTGCGCTCTGGTAATCGTGTGACACTTCCCGAAGGTTGGTATGCTCTCCCCAAATGACCAACGTAA